CCGTCAGCAATGACCATCTGGATAGCTGCGTCAATATTTGCGTCAATATTTGCCGCGGCATATGTCACCACGTTGCCGGTTACAAGGCCATCAAAGCTGTTCGTGGCTTTGAAAGATGCATCGGCCAGATCTGCCGGGTTAATGCCGTGGATAGCCGCAATATCGATGCCACGGGCGATCTTTTTGGCAAAGCCGTCTGCGAATGCACGCAGATAGTTTGTTTTTGAATCAGCATTGTAAATGAATTCATTCGAAACACGATGCTGGTAAACGAATTTCACCGGACGAATCGTCTTCGGAGTAATCGCCACATCGCCTGCCGGTTTGTTTTCTCCTTCACCGACGATAGAAGCCTCGCCGCCCATAGAGAACACGAAAACAGTCTCACCGTTGAACGGAACCGGTTTCTGTGCGGACAGTTTTGCCAGCGTGGAATGACCAGTTACTTTGCTAAACATTTCAGATACTAATTCAGGCGGGAAGTTTGTCCCTGCATGAGTTTTGTTAGCCATTTAATAGCCTCCTTCATTCGTTAGTTCTGCCGCAAACTTTTCCCAAGTCGCGGACTCGTTATTTGTTATCGTGGGTTCGTTCGACCCGATCGGCGCGACAGGTTTCTGCGCTCCGATAAGCTTGACCATAGCTTCCGCATCTTTCCGTATTGACTCCTCGTCTGTTCCGGCAAGACGTTCAGCCATTTGGTACGGCAGCCCCAGCTCCAGCGCAATCTTCGTTTTTACCGAGGCGGTCTCGTATTCCTGCACTTTCGCTGTTAAATCATCAACAACGGTTTTATTACCGTCGATTGTTTCTGTCTGCTTCCGGATCTGCTCAGTAAGCTGTGCAATTTGGTTTGTCAGGTCTGCGTTCTGCGTTTTCACGGCATCATAATCGCTATATTTTTCTGCGGCGGCTCGTTCTGCTCGTGCAATACGCTCCTTGACCATCGAGTCAAACTGTTCCTGTGTTTCAATAGGTGTAAATTCAGCCATTATTATTCCTTTCCCCACTTTCCGGGTGGTATCCGTAATTTATTTGCACTAAAAAAGCACCGGAATCCGATGCTCTCAGTACCTGATATTTTGTTTTTTCACTGCCTTATATTCTGCGCACAACCAATGAGCCAAAATCATACTGTCAAGGATAGATATATCCGCACCATCAAGCATGGACTGGTATCCAAAACCGCCACCAGATCCGATCGCGCGTTTCTCGCAGTTAGTAATGACCTGCGTCGCCGCTGACTGCTCCATATGTTGGATAGTTGCCTGTGCTAAAGCCATCTCAAACATGGCATTTGCTTTGATGTATTCGCCGACCGTCGGGATAACAGCTTTTTTTATATGTGCTTTTTTTAGCGCATCTTCAATCATCCCCGTGCCGTTTTTCCCATCCACGGCAACCTTTTTCACATCAGCCTTATCCAAAAAATCAATAATCCATGTCAGGCCAGCATTCATCGGTCTACATGCGACCGCTTCCAGGAATATATGATCGTCGCTTGTTCGTACGGCTATTGACAACGATGCGTTTTTTCCGTCATGCCCGAACTTAATGCCCGCGAATAACTGTCCTTTCAGTTTCGGCAGCTTATCTACCTGCAGCGCATACCATTCGTTTTTACTGATCGCCGACTTCTGGTTGTATTTAATCCAAAGGCCAAGCCGCTGGATGTTAAAATCAACTTCATCGTCACCGATTTCTGAACGGATCGTGCGTTCCTTCAAGACCGTTCCTAGTGATGGATTAGTCTCATACCAGGCTTCCACATCTTTCGGATCCGTCATTTCTGGAACAGACCATTCCGCCCAGCCAGATGCGTAAGAATCACCCATCAACACATTTTTACGGTATTTGGGAAAAACCGTCCCTGCGCTGATTGCTGTCGGTGGCGTTCCGAACATGATTGTCTGCGGATTTGCTGAATCTGTCACGACGTATTTAAGTGCTGTATCCTGTTCTGGTGTATATTCCTGCGCCTCGTCAATGATAAGTACATCGTAGCCTTCACCGAGACCGCCCGTAGAGGTACGGGTCCGAAATTCGATGATCCCGTCCCCCTCGCAGTAAAGATGCTCTTTGCCAAACGCGCGAAACGATGATTCAACCACAATCCCAACTTTCGGACATAACCGCCCGAGCCTGTCCCAGATTGAGTGCGCTGTACTGGCCCTGTGCGCGGTGTATAAAATCCGCTCGCCGTTTTTCAGTCCCCAAATACACCGGGCAAGCGCCATTTCAGACTTTCCGTTTCGTCTTGAAACGCTGTAACCAAACTTTTGATGAATCCACAGGCCTTCATCATCAACGGCCATCATGTCATATGTAAGACATTCCTGCCACTCCAACGCGGTCTTTTCGCTTGCATTGTACAGTTCAATAGCTTCTGGCCCTTTTGTTTTTTTATAAGGCAGTATTACGGATACCGTAGGGGTTTGTCTTCCCTGTCTGGTATCCATATCATCCTCCTAAGTGCTGTTATCATGTTCAGTATGCACTCTCAACGGCATCACTCCCTCCTAACGTCTTACCTCATGCCAATATTCGCCGGCAGAAGACTGCCTTGTGACAATTCCCTTTTTGCTTGTATATGTGATTATGCACCCGCAACCGGGATGCCGTTCAAATGCTCCCTTTGCGTATGCTTCCTCGTATGTCATATCAACGCCACAACGGTATAGGCACCATTGGCACTGATCCTTCCCATCATGCACTCCCACGTCATCGTATTCGCGAGTAACTAATACGCGCATTCCGACACGATCATGCACAGCAGCATTTTTCTGTGCGGCATCATCAACTATCTTTCTGGAAATATTTTCACATTCTTTTAGGATTTGTTCGCGAGAATAACCGTTTGCAACGTTTTCTGCAAATTCCGCAACTTTCGCATCGTCCATCATCCCGGGAACAGGTTTTAATCCAACGCCGGCTTTATCGTTCAGTGTCTTCTGAATCCGTGCCGTAACGTTCGAAACATACTCCTGATTCTTTCGTAATGGTGGCGGAATTAGCTCCATTGCTTCCTCAACGGTAATGCCGTTAGGGAACACTTCTTCCAGATTTTTCACAAGTATATTCCCTATATGCTCTCCGGACATAGACGCAAATTGTCCTGCTTCCTGATACGTTGCTGTTCCGGCAGATACTTTTTCATACAATCTGGAAATATTTCTATCTACCCGCATAGCAGTTTCATACTCTGATTCAATTTTTGCAGCAAGCCCTTTAGCGTCCATATCAAATACCCGTCAGTGATCTCATCTTTTCCGCCGTGATATAATCCGGAATAGCCTGGTTAATCTTTATCGCGCCATCTCCGATATTAGTCAGGGCTGACGCATCCGGTTCGAATATCGGTTCCCATTTCAAACTTGTTTCCGCTATTTCCTGCCGTAAGTATGTTGTATTATCTCTTACACAGGCGGCCAGATATCCAGTGTTCAGCAGCCCGACGCCAAAACACTTCTGTGCTTCCCTTGCCATCAACCGCAGGTTTTCATGGCTTGCCTTGATGGCTTCCGCACTTGACGGGTTCTGGCTCGGGAAACCTAAATCATCCAGCGTCAGGCCAGTCTCTCCTGCAAACGCGCCCGCAAACATCCGGAGCTGTTCTATATGTGGAGTCATACTCTGCTGCTGGAACTGTCCGACAACAGGATGGTCGCCGTCTTCGTCCTTATCGATCCGGAGCATGGCCGACATAGCAGCCTTCCAGTTGTTCCATGTGTCATCCGCCTCCGCACTATCTTCCATACCTAAAACATACCGCTGTGGGAAGCTATAAAACTCTGCCGCAATTTCCGACCGTTTGACCGTTCTCGCAGCAGAACTGGCCAGCGACATACACGCCCGACTTATCCTGGAATGACCGAACGGCCTTTTTGCGTCAGGCTTATAGATCCACGGGACCAACAGCGGGAATGGCGCTTTATTCTCAAACACATTAACAAGCCGACCATGATCATATATAGCTGTATATCCAGGCGTAAAATATCCTTCAATGATAGGGCTGTCATTTTTATCAAATTCCAGAACCGCATATCCTTCTTTTAGCATATATGTAACTGGATCAATGATACCTGTTGCGTGTCCACCATCAATAACGCGCATAAGCGGGAAACCGCTTGCGTCCGCAGCAATATACACAAAATCGCACGAACTGATCAGACTGCCCAGAATCGCGCTGTCAATCAGGATGTCCATATTATTCGCCCGGAAGATATCGCCCATGTTAAAGACATCATTCCCGAAATCCCGAAAAGACAGACGGTCCGCCAAACTGTCAACGGACTTTGCGCACCATCCTAAAACGCTTTTAAACCATCGAAGCTCCGGCGGCGTACTTATTCCAAAATCTTCTACGGCGTTCTTCATTTCGTAGTATTTATAGCGTATATCAACCCGCACTTTCTTGACTGCGAGCTTATTTTTTAAATAATCCATTCCCTTATAATCAGGCATTTTGTATACTCCGTTTGACAAAAAGGCTTTTACCGTGTGTTTTTTTGTGCA